GGTATAATGCAACCAGTTCAGAAATATAAAATACAATACAACGGAACTTATGAAATAGATGCACAAGATATTTGCCATATAAAAGATTTTAACCCTTACTATGATGGTACTGGATCGCATCTTTATGGACAGTCACCATTACAAGCCGGATTGCGTTCACTAACAACAAACAATGAAGCCGTGCAAACTGGTGTTAAGTATTTACAAAATCAAACGGCTAGAGGTTTATTAATGTCTGAAGAGGGTGATTTAAACGAAGTTCAGGCGCAACAATTAAAAGATAAATTCAGAACGCAATTTCAAGGTTCTAACAATGCGGGTGATGTTATAATTACACCTAAAAAATTAAGTTGGGTTAATTTTGGATTAAACGCAACAGATGTTTCATTGATTGAGCAATACGATGCATCTGTAAAAGATTTATGTAATATCTACAATGTACCGGTTCAGTTGTTAAATAATACAGATTCGGCATCTTACAACAATATGAAGGAAGCCAAAAAAGCGTTATATCAAAACGCGGTTATTCCTGAACTAATTAAAATAAAAGATGAATTAAACAGATGGTTGGCGCCAATGTATGGTGATAAACTTTGCATTGAGTTTGATTTTACAGTCATCCCAGAACTCCAAGAAGAATCCGACAAGGTAGTTGATCAACTTTCCAAAGCGTGGTGGATAACGCCAAACGAAAAACGTGAAGTGATGAATTATGGTGTTGATGAAGAAGATGAAACGCTAAATGATTACTACATTCCGGCAAACTTAATTCCCGTTAAACCAAACGACATTGATGCGCCTATTGAACCGATTGACATTGATGTGAATAAGTTTTTAAGTAAAGACATCGAAAAAAAAAATCCAATAATTAAGGCGGATACATATTCAACGTATCCACAAACTGCATCTAATAACGCCAAACGAATGATTGAATGGCGCGAAAAGTATGGGTCAGAAGTACAAGCGGGAACGGCTACGGGATGGCGAAGGGCATCAATGTTGGCTAACAGAGCGCCTTTAGACATTGAAATGTTAAATCGTATTAAATCATTCTTTGCACGACACGAAGGCAACCAAACAATTGCTGAACGTTACAAGGATACACCTTGGAAGGACAACGGTTATGTTTCTTGGAATCTTTGGGGTGGTACTGCAATGAAAGATTGGGTAATTAAAAAACTAAACCAAATAAACGAATAGTTTGGCAATAAACAAGGAAAAATGGCAAAGGGCGTTTGAAAATGAACTTGACAAAGCCGAGCGCCGTCAATTATCAAAAGTTAAACGCTACTATAAAACGGAATACAAAAAAGGTGTTCAATCGTTTGTTTCCGAGGGCCAAACAAATTTCCAATTATTATTTTCTACAACTGATTTATCAAAAATATACCGTGATTTATATGTTGATATTGGTATGCAGTTTGCCAAATGGTATGCAAAAAGTTTCGACAAATACATTACCAAAGGCATTGAATCAGAACCATTTATCGACCAATGGCTAAATTCTTTTGGCGCTTATGGTTCAGCAGTTGCAGCGCAACGCGTTGTTTTAGTTTCAGGAACTGCAAAAGATACATTGATTAAAATAACACAACGTTTGATGGCTGATCCTGAATTTATGACTTTAGGCGCGGTCGAACAAGCTAGGATATTAAACAATCAATTTAGTAGTTATACAAGATATCAAGCTGAACGTTTGGTTCGTACTGAAGCAACGGCCGCGGCTAACTTTGCAACACTAGAATCAGCAACAACTATATTTCCGGGCGCTCAAATGATGAAGGAATGGATTGCATCGTTTGATGATAGAACAAGAAGCACACACTCCGAAGCGGGCGCATCTGATCCAGTACCATATAATGATCCGTTTATGGTTGGCGGTTCTTTAATGATGTACCCGGGTGATCCTAGCGGCCCGGCTGCCGAGGTTGTGAATTGCCGTTGTAGTATAGCGCCATTTCCAAAAGAAGGTGCGCAAACAGTTGGTGAAATCAATGATATTGGCATTGGTGTTGCATCAGGCGGTTTAAACACATTTTAACAAAATTTAAAAATCCGTATATTTACAAAAATTTTTCTTATGAATACAATTCTTTACAAAGCGGCGCCAGTTGGTGAATTAATTGATGCCGACGAAAAGGCCGGAATAATTAAAGGTTATGGATCATATTTTGGAAACAAAGATTCCGACAATGATATTATTTCAAAAGGCGCTTATAAAAAAACAATTACTGAAAATGGTGAACGTGTAAAATATTTATACCAACACGATATGAATCAACCAATCGGAAAGATGGTTGAACTATATGAAGATGACAAAGGACTTGTTTTCGTTGCTGAAATACCTAAAACGCAATTAGGTATTGATGTTGTGCAATTAATGAAAGGCGGCGTTATAACTGAAAATTCAGTTGGTATATTGCCAATACAAAAACAAAATAAAAGCGATTATCGCGAAATTAGCGAAGTTAAACTTTACGAAATCAGCGCCGTTACTTATGCAGCGAATGACCAAGCAAAAATCTTAGATGTAAAAGGCAACGTTGATTTGGAAAAGGTTTCTAAGCGTTACGACAATTTATCAAAATTACTTCGCAACGGTAAAATCTCTGATGATATGGGATTTGCTATTGAGGCCGAAGTTTTAAAGTTAAAATCATTATTTATTGAGTTCACAAAGCCGGTTGTTGAAACCACTTTGCCGGATGTTGAGGTAAAACATAATGATTCAGAAGTGTTAAAATATTTATTAAATTCCTTAAAATCTTAAAAATGGAAGAAAATTTAAAAAACCAATTGGATCAAATATCTAATTCAATTGATTCAAAAATCGAAAAATCAAACAACGAGGTTGCAAATACTATTGAAGTAAAAGCATCTGAAATTGTAAAAAGTGAAGTTGCTGAAATGAGCAACAAATTAAACGAGCGTTTTGATGCGTTTGAAGTAGCTAACAAGAAGCAATTCAACGCTAACAAGAAAATGACTTTTAAAGGTGCATTATCTGAAGCAATCGAAAACGGCGCTATTGAAGGTATTACAAAAGGACATTCAAGAAGTGCTAAATTTGAAATCAAAGCTGATATGACCATTGGCGCTGATTTTTCTGGCGAAGTTATAGAAGCTGACAGAGTAGCAGGATATAAGTTTGATCCAACAAGACCAGTTCACATTCGTCAATTATTAGCACAAGGATCAACACAAAGTGATGTTGTTCGTTTTGTTAAAGAATCTGGATATTCAAACGGTGCTGCTGCAACTGCTGAAGGTGTAACATTAGGACAGTCAGATTTCGATATGACTGCTGCTGATGCTAACGTAAGAAAAATCGGAACTTACTTCCGTATTTCTGAAGAAATGCTGGCTGACACGCCACAATTAACTTCTTACCTTTCTGCAAGAGCGCCAGAAAAATTATTAGAAGTTGAAGATGCACAAATCCTATCAGGATCAGGAGTTGCGCCACAACTAAGCGGAATCATTACTGATTCAACTGCATTCGCTGCGGGTGATTTAGCTGATTCAGTTGATAACGCAAACGAATTTGATGTAATTGTTGCAGCATTAAACCAATTGGCAATTGCTAATTATAACGCTGATACTATTCTTTTAAACCCAACAGATTTTCACAAAATTCTATTGTTAAAAGATACAACGAACAACTATATTAAAGACCAAGTATATGGAGGTTTACAACCAGTATTTATGGGCGTAAAAGTTGTTTTAAATACTGCAATCGCTGCCGGATCATTCTTGATTGGTAACTTTGGCGTAGGTACACAACTTTGGGTTCGTGAAGGTGTAAATGTTGAGTTCTTCAGAGAAGATGGAACTAACGTAAGAGATGGATTCGTTACTGTAAGAGTATCTGAAAGAGTAGCTTTAACAAACTACTTACCAAATGCATTTGTAAAAGGAACATTCGCGGCTGCAATTGCAGACCTAGAAACTCCGTAATTATTTGCATAATTAAATTAAAAGGGCCGATTGGCCCTTTTTTTTATGCCTAATTTTTAGGGTATCCAACAGATAAGAAACAAAAAAACTTTAAAAAAAACTAAAAAAATTCTTTCATTTCTAATAATTAGTTGTACATTTGTAATGTTGCAATGAAGCAATAAAACAAAACAAAATGGCTACACAATTAGACGATTTAAACAAAGAGTTAAAAGACATTGAAACTACACTAAGAACAGAAGTACCTAAAGATGTCAAAGAACGACTACTTAAAAGACAAGAAATAATTAAAAGCATAATTTATAACATTTACTAAAAACAAACATTATGAAAAACACAAAAAAAACACCAACGGGATTACACATTAGACAAAAAGGTAAACGCATTGAAGTTTACACGCCATCAGAGCAGCAAAAATTAAGAGATAAAAGAGAGTTTCAAGCTGATATTATTGTTGGATTTACAATCGCCGGTTTATTATTAACATTAGGATTTATAATTGGAATATCATTTTAACGCGTTTTAAGCACTTAAAAAAATAAATATGGCTAATACACCACAACACTATCAAACGGGCAAGATATACGATCTAATTGACGTTATACAAGATTATAAACTAAACTTTAATCGCGGTAATGTTTTGAAATATGTTTGTCGCGCCGGAAAAAAAGAAGATGAAGTCAAGGACTTAGAAAAGGCGATTGACTACCTACAAAGGGAATTAAAATATGTAAAGGCAACTGTTAAACTTAAATTTTAAAATATGTTTTATTACGATTATTTATCTGAAGATAATGAAC